CAGGTAAATTGAGAATTTCTTCAAGTTTTTTAGTCATAATATTACTTATGCTTTAGACTCTACTGAAGATATCATTTTCGTTTAAAATACGAAATTTTATACCTTGTTGTCTGCACCACAAACTGGCGGCCGCCCATTTGGCTTGATTCTTAACATACTGTGCTTGATTGTATTTGTTTTTACCCACACGTTCTAAAATAGTCTGGCTGGCAGGTTTAATTTCGACTAGTTCGGTTAATATACGATTGTTAGCATCTACATACTGAATAAAGAAATCTGGAACATAGACTGTTTGTCTATTAGTGAGTGGATCTCTATAGGGAATTTGAATAGCTTCGCTGGCCCATTTTAGTACATGCTCGTTGTTATCACAAAAGTTCATAAAACTCCATTCCCAACTGCTACGATATGTAGGACTTTTAGTTCCTACATACTTGTCTGGACGTTTCATTGCGAACTTACCGCGAGCAAATTTAGCCATATATTACACTAAAATGTTTCGACTTTCGTAAGTGTCGGTTACAGTTTGTACTCGATATCCTAACAAACTGGTTTTTTCTCTATTGTTGTTTAAGACCTGTGCAACTACTTGGCTAAGTTGAATATCAGTTAGACCTTTAAGCGTGTCTAACAATTTAAAAACGCTAACACTTTCTGTTCTTGATTGATTTAATAATATAATTGCAGTACTTCTTGCACTGCTGGAATCAAATCCACGTTTTAAGAAAAATCCTACAGTAGCATCAATTTCAGCGGCGGCAAAACTTACCGGACGAGAATAGTAGTTGTCAAAGAAAGTTTTAACATCGGTAGTTGCAGATTGTGTTAATGGTAAATTAATACTCATGTTATATTCCTAATTTAACTGGGCTAGCAGTTGTTACATTTGTAGTTGATGCTACTGGGAAAACAACACCTTGTGTACCGCCAATTGTTTGTAAAGGACTAGTAGTAGATGCACTAGTACTTAATACAGGAGCACTAGAACTTTGTGTATTTTGATAAGTGTTAATAGTGTTAACAGTATTGTTAACAATGCTGGCGGCCGCAGTTTCTATATCCAATGCCTGAACAAAACTTGGATCTATAACCGATGGATCCGGATTGACGCCAGTCAACGGGCTAGGACTATTGTCATAGTGTACTATTCCAAATCCTTCAGGATCCCCTGAAGTTACTTGACCTACATCATATGTAACTGCTTCATAGGCAAGTGTCATGGCAAAATCGTGTGTTTTTGTAGATGACCAATCTAACTTATTGCCGTCCCAACTTTTAATAATAGGATTAATTAATTTAACACTTACATATTCATGACGAGCCATTTGGTAAATTGTAATGTAGTTGAAGAAAGGACTTGTACTTGAATTATCTAATCCAAATGGAGTAGTGATATAGTTACTGTTTTGTGTAGCATTTCTATTAAATGCACCAGTTGTTTTTGCACTAGTGCTATCGGCATAGTAGTAACTGTAGTAATTTTGCCATAACTGATTAATCAACCCCATGTTATCATCATAAAAGGATATTGCTAAATCTCCAGGTTTGTGATAATATTGTATTTGTTTTTTTCTGTTGTATTGGTTAACAGTATCTACCATTATTTCAAATTTTGGCAGTGCTACACTTTTTGCCAACATATTAATTTCATTGCCGTATCGGGTAACAATATTGGCATTTTTTAATGCGGCTTTATTGATATTAAATGCCACATGATATTGAAAATCTAACTTAGGAGCCAGTCTAAATTGTTGGTCTGTGAAAAGACGGGCCGCATGTTGCCAGTCTCTCAGATTTATCTTAGGATCTGAATGTAAATTACTGTTGGATGTGAAGCTCATACATTATTTATCGAACAAATAAACTGCGTATATTATGGACAGTCGTAAAAAAGCCCACTTACGTAGGCCTTTTTATTATGAACCGATTACGTTAACGCTCTTGTTAGTTTGTACTGAGTTAGCAGAACCGAATGTTCCACCAGTTGTCTGAACAGCGTTATCCATTTGGATTGTTAGATCAATTATCATAGGCACTTGCTCTTTATAAGCCAGTGTACCATAATTAACTTTTTGTACATAACATCCGTAAACTTCCCATGTTTCTAATACAGTAGGTGCATTAGAACCATTACCACCGTCTAACATTTCAATACGCATAGTAAACTTGTAGTCACCTGCTGAAGTCGAACTTTGTTCGAAGAAGTCAAATTGCTTCTGCATTTGTTCGCCAACAAGTTTAGTAACTTGACCGGTTTGGTCATCACGTACTTTCAAGCTACCAGACGCCCACTTAGGACGGCCAGCATAGTGAATTGTTGAGTTGTAGACCATGATTGATTGATCTTCAAATTCAACACTAGGACGGAACGCCTCTGACACTTGCTTGGTCAATTCTGTTCTTGGAGTACTAACGCCAAAGTTTTCAAGAGTCACACGGAATCTGTACTGTAACTTTGGCATTAACATGCCTTGGCTACTTGCGCTTTGGTCTGATGCTAATGGTACTGTAAAATTTGATAAGGCTGCGATTGACATCTATATTCTCCTAATTATTTTAAACCTAATGCTTTAATAGCACCAGTATTTTCTAAGCGTAGTGGAATATAAATGAATTCAACTGCCTTAACTGGTTCAATAGCTATGTCAACATAAAGTTCGTTTTGATCGATTCTACTTGGAGTATTGTTACTAGTGTCACAAACTACAATGTAGTCATACAATGCACGTTCTGCTGTTAATTCTAACATTAGTTTTTCAACTTGTTGTTTAATTTCATTACGTGTAATTGTATCGTTTGGTTCGAAAATAAATGGCTTAGCCAATTGATTCAACTGATAACGCAAGTAAACTACTAAACGTGCTACGTTAATTCTGTCTAATGAACTTGCCACTAGCTGACGTGTTTTTTGGCCATAAACAACTAAACCTGTGCCTGCAATATATGTAATTGGGTTTACATGTACTGCGGCTAGTGTATCACGTTGTCCTGTATTCAATGCTACAGTTGTGAATTCTCCAGTAACTGGATCTACATAACCAACTGAGCTAGCATTTGTTACGCCGCCACGACGTACACCAGCTGGTGCAAACCATGGATAAGAAACGTTGTCGCTTAGGGCGATTGTACGTAACATAATGTGGCTTGGAGGAACAACAATGTTATTACCTAACAAGTCAGTTGTGTAACCCCATGGATAGTAAACTGCTGTGTATGGATCTGTAGCAATTAATCCGTTGTCGCCATCTACTGCGGCTTGGTTTACGTTATTACCCCAGTTGCTTAGGCTAGTTGCATCACTAGTTAAACGTGCTGGACTATCAGCAACAATAAATGCTGTTAGGCCGTTGTCGTTGTTTAGTGCAATTAGTTCGCTAACTGTTTCTAAATATCCTGGGCAACTTAACAAGTTGAAAATAACTGTGTCTGGTTGACGAATATTTTGGTTTGCTTGGATAGTAGCGTTCAATGCTTTTAGTACAACACTACGTTGTGCTTTACGTCCAAATTGTCCAACACCGTGAACATCGTTAGGACTTGCTGTTACCCAACGATCTGGCGCATAATATGTCATTGGTACGTTGCCAAAGATTGTGTTATAGTTATTAGTGTTTACATAGTTTGTAACATACTGTTTAACGTTAAATCCGCTACGACGTGTGTTCCATAGCAATGTTCCTTTTGGATACAATGCTGGGTTAGGACAGTCAAAGTCAACAAAGTTACTGCTTAGTAGCGTAACAATTGAAGCTTGTGTTACTGTACCTGTTTGTGTTGTTGCGGCACTTTCGATACCCCAACGTGCATCAGCAAACACAATACCTTGACTTGATGTGTGATCTTGATTGTTTACTAACACCCATGATTTTGTCAAATAATTGTATTTGTAAATCATTGGATATTGTTCTAGCAACTGTGGATCAATCCAAATATCACCGTTAGCTAGTGCTGTACCTGTACTTTGTGTAGTAGGTTGTGTGCTTGAAATAATTGGACCATTTGGATCTGTTGCGCCACCACCAACTTGATTTTGTGTATAGTTTAAATAACCAACCCAACTTGTTCCGTTGTTAATCATTAGGTCAACATCTAAGTTTGTATCGTACCATAATTGGCCGTTTACTGGAGTTGTTGTTAGTGCTGTTAGACTTGGTGTTGCAACTGCTGTACCATTTACAGTACTTGCCCACTGTGTAACAATATAGCTGTTGGCATTACCTGTTGGATCTGTGTAGAAGTTTGCACTTGTTCCAACTGTGAATAGTTTAGCTAATGGTGTGTTTTGTCCATCAACTAAGCGTAGGTCTCCGCCAGCTTTGTGTGTAAATGTAATTGTATTTGTAGTAGTGTTTAGTGTAGCAACGATGTTCATATCAGTTACTGCGGCACTAAATGCAGTTAATAATAATCCTGCGTCAGTTGTAGCACCAGTAGCTGTCCATTGAACTGTTACTGGACTAGTTAGTGAGCTTGAACCAATTTGGCTTTCTGCAATAGTAAATGCATAAATTTCGTTTGATGCAGTACCAGTAATTGTGTTACTTGCTGTACTAACGCTTTGACTTACGCTAACTGTATAACTTGTAGCAGTTGTTGGAGCACCAGTAGCCGCTTGGTTAAGAGCGTATGTACCAGTTGATCCTGAACCACTAATTAGTGCATTAATATATGTGCCAGTTGTTACTGCTCCACCGCTTAGTACTTGACCAACGTTTAGTGTACCAGTTACTGCTGTTACGTTCATAACTGCTAGAGTAAATGTTAAACCACTGATTGAACCAACAGTAGTTGTAATACCAGCGCCGCCCTTAGTTGCACTCAACTGAATTGCTGTGCTTGTTGGGCTACCAATAATATAGTATGTGCCTGGAGCAATGCCTTGGCTAGTTGTACCTGTTACAATAACTGGCATATTTGCCGCTAGTGTATATGTACTAAATGTGCTAATAGAAATATTACCACTTGTACTTGTTGTACTTGTAGCAGTTAATGTAGCACCAGTTGTAGCTGTAATAGCTGTTGCTGTATTGATTGTTTGAATTGTTGTACCAGATGTTACACCTGTACCACTTAGTACCATACCAGTTGCGTATGTACCAGTTACTGTACCAGTTGGTGTGAAAATTGTACCTGAACCACTATTAGAACCGTTACCAATAATACCATAAGCACTGGCTGTAGCAGTTACAACTGCTGGGAATGTGCTTGATGTAATTGGACTTGTAGTGGTGTTAGTAGCACCAGTGCCAATACGTTCGTAAATTTTGAAGTTAGCATATGGTGTTGTAAATTCAGC